GGATGCTCTGAAGCAATATCTCTTAGGATTCCAACAAGAACTTCTTGTCGTCTTTCAATTTCAATCATTTCTTCTGCAAGTTCTTTATTCTCAAGAAGTCCAGCCTTTTGTAGCATATCAATTCTTCTTGATTCAATATCTAACACTAATTTAATTCCAGCAGTCTTTGCTGTAAGGTTTGTTGATAGACTTGCCTCATCAATAACTTCGTAAGCCTTTGTAATTAACTTTGTATAGTGTGTATCTGCTCCAACCAAAGCCTCTTTTGCACGGGCACGGATAGCATCATTAGCAGATGCCATAACCTTCCACTCGTTAATTAAAGATACAACACGTGTACGTGGAATATCTAGTTCTTTAGAAATAACTGTTGGATCATTACCCTTAAGATATTCTGTAACTACTTGATTGACTTCGTCAAGATGCTGAATAAGTTCTGTTTCAGTTGACATATTTTCCTTCTAATCTATTTATTTCATCTTTAATATAAAAGATGGCTTTTTCTAAATCTTGAATAGTTTTTTCTTCATCCTTGAGTCCTGCTCTCCATAAATATTTAAAGGCATTTCCTATATTAAAATTGCGATGACGAGTAATCTGAATACATTCAACTCCCGAAGGATCTGTTGTGTAGTGTGCAGGATGGTTTACTTGATCAACAGTTATATGAAACTTTTCTTCAATACTCATTAAGACTCTCCTTTGTATTTCTCCAAGATATATAATTATCTTTCCAATTAAAACTTGCCCTTAAATTATCTACAGATTCTTCATGTATAATTTTTGATCTTTCACCATAAAAAACATCTATGTTATAGGTATCAAATAGATTTGGTATGCTATTCATTACATCATTAAATGCAACATATCCAGAAATATCGCTATGTTTTTCAATTGAATATCCAATGTCTTTTAATTTATTATTAATATATTTAAACATTTTTTCAAAAACAATATTATTTTTTTTACCAGCAAATATAAAAACATTAATGTCTTTTTTTGGATCTTCATCTACAAATTCTGTAGAACATACTAAGTCAAAATTATTATCTAACCAATAATTAATTGGCTTTTTGCAAACAGTATCTATATCAACATATATTCCACCAAAAGAATTTAAAACCATATAACTCCACATATTTGCCATCATAACATTATTTGGTAAATTATTAAAAATATTTAACCATTCTTCACCATAATTACTTAATACAAATTCTTTTCTTTTTGAAGAGTTTATATATTTATATTCCCATTCTGGATTTAAATCTATCCACGTTTTTGTACAATCCTTAATGTATTCTGGTAGATCTTCATAGTCACATTCATATGTTTGCCATATTATTTTAGGTATCATTTATTTTGTAATCTCTGACTTTATTCTTTTAAAACAACTTAAACACATTGTGTATGTTTTTCCAGTAAATGGGCATGATGATATTGAAGAGTCCAAATGTTTACAAAACAATTTTCTTGTAAATGCTTTTGAAACATTTATAAAGTGTTTAATAATCCTCATCGGCATCTTCCTCTAAGTTCCAATCAAATGATTCTGGAATATTTTTTAATGCAACTATAGTATATGTAATGCCTGCTGCTGCAGCCAGTGACAGTATAAAAATAATTCTTTTTATCTTATTCATCTTTTAGACTTCCTTAATCCAAATTTAGCAAGGTATACGTAGATAGTCTCAACACTGGCTTCGCACTCCTTTGCAATCTCTTCTGGAGTCTTCTTATCCATAAGATACCGCTTACGCATATAGACTTCTGATGTATACAGTTTAGCAGGCATGGCGTTATTTGTCAACCTGGTTTAAATCAATGTCATAGTTAAACCTATCAGAGTTTTCCATAATCCACTTATCTTGATTTTCTACGTCATACTTCTTTTCATTAATTATTCTGTCAATCAAATATTCTTTTTCTAGCGTAAACGAAGGCTCGTATACCCTGACTCTATTATTAGGCTGAATTGCAAAATTGCCATCATCTCTTTGAATGACATGGCCACACTTGTGGTCTGCAGGACTTTCAGAATATCCATCATCTAGGACATTTGTATCTGGATTATGCCAGTCTAATGTAAATAAATATGTTCCTTTGTTCATTGTCTTTGTTCTATCTATATAAGACATTCTAAGGTTTGTTAGATTTTCAAATCTTGTTACAGCAATATGATGACTAAAAGAATTCCAGAGAACTAGATTATGTAAATCAACTTCAGGAACTCCTGGCTCTGTACAAAAGGCAGAGATTGGAAGTCTCCACCAGAGGCCACCGTCTGGCATCATAATATGAAATAGCGGACTTCTAGACTTTAAACTTGAAACACCAAAAACTACGCACTCAAAGTATTTGTCATGGCTATCTTGATGGTTTCTTAAATAGTTTCCTCTTACATAACACGAAATTGGTGGTATGTTTGCATTTAACTCTGGCATTATTTGTTATCTCCTATTGCTTTATCCCAGTTTTTTATTGCCCAATGCCCAATACCACAGGCATCGGCAACATCGTTATCTGTAATTGTTCTATTATAATTAATATTAATAAAGTTAATTGTTCTTTCTTTACGAAGCATTCTTTCATGAGCCTTGTAGTATGAATCAGACTTTCCAGGATTTTGAGATCGTATTAGTAACTGTTCTTCTTTAGATATTTTTCCATTACCCATAAAAATTTGCCAAGTAATTGGAGAAACTCTGCCAATTATTTTAGTTCCAGATTGTCCTGCTGATGCAAGAATTGCACCTTGAACTAATGCAAGGTCAGCAGCAGTCTTAGGACTATTCATAAATACTGTATGCTCAATAACTATTGCTTCAAAGCCACCATAAATATCAAAAAAGGCTTTTACTTTTTTGCCAGCATCCATAACTTTTTCATATATGTTGCTTCCCTCAAAATAAATCTTACCAATACTCTCCAACGTTTTTTGTTGGGTATCAAACAAAGCAAAAGCAAGACTATTAGTACTAGCGTCAATAGCACAAATAGTTTTAGGAGGTAGTTCTAGTCCCCACTTATTCTTGCTCATAGTCAATAAAACCTTTCAATTCTTTTAACATTTTTGCAACTGCTTTTTCACTAACATTACAGTTTGAGCAAAATCCAGAATCGTTATATATAGAAAGTTCTTGCTCACAACCACCAAGACATAAACGCTTTTTACCTTTTCGTTTTTGTCTTTTTGTGACGTTGTATCTTTCTACAATCTTTTCTCTAGTTGCAATATCTCTACAAACCTTGCTACAATAAATTTGATAACTTACTGTTGGTTTAAATGATATATCGCATACGTTACATAACTTCACTCAGTTCCTCCAGGGATGCTATCTTTAATACGCCCACCCCTGCTTCTCCACAAGCCTTTTTAATAGGACAGTTCTTGCAGATTTTTGAATTAGATCTATAGTTTTTTGTGGGCAAAGTTTTATCTTCCCATGCTTTGCGAACATCACGCATCCATTGAAATGCCATGTCAATCCAGGCTCTGTAGTGATCATTTACCTCTACTGGTATTACTAGTAGTTCGTGATTGTTTTTATTTTCATAAACCAGAATACCCTTAGATTTTTTAAGCACCTTCATGTAAATAAGCAACTGAACTACGTGGCCCATCTTTGGCTTGTTTGTGCGCTTACGGTATTCAAATACCTCATTGTTTGCTGTTTTAACTTCAACAACAATCTCATCACCTTTCCAATTAATAAAGTTATCCACATAGCCAAATATTGGTGGGTCGTCATGGAACAATTTAAATTCAGAGTTAATTGAAATGCCAGAGTTTTTAAACGCTGCTTCAATTCTACCGTGAGAAAGAGTACCATTAGTCATGTTTGCTACTGCATAGGCATCTGAATTATCTTCAAAAACGGCACCTTCAAAAGCAAGATACCAATATCTTGGACATTCACCATGACCATATGCAATTGTAGATGGACCAAAAGTCTTTTTTTGTTTATGCTCAGGATCTCTGCCTACAAGATATCCCTGCTCAATAACCTTAACTAACTCTTTTGCATTTATCTGTTCTGGTGTTTCAACTTCTTTAATCATTATTGTATGTAGTAAATTTTTTGTCATTATATCCCTTTGTTTATATAAGTATAGCAGGTTAGCGCATAATGTATTTTAATGCTGATACCAAATCATTGATTGATTCTGCTGCGGTATAGTAAATATTCTTCTTTGCCCTGTCACTTTTATCAACATTGGCCATCCATGTAGCCTTTAAAGACATCTTGGCTGCAATAGCCTGTAGTCTAACAATCTCAAGACTTGCAACCTGAATTGGAATATCTGGTTTAATAATTATCTTAGCAATCATTGTAAGAGCAACCGTAAGTTCTTCATCATTCATATACTCTGCGATTTCAGCCAAACCATTTACCTGCTCTAGCGTTGTTTTTTGTGAACCCTCATTTGACATTTTTGTTCTCCTCTATTAACTGTTCTAACATATCTAATTCTATTATAGCAAGTCGTACCTTCTGTGTACCCTCGCCAAGGACAATAACCAGAGCAGGATCCATGCTTTTCTTTAATGCATCAGTTGTAGCCTTAGCCCAAACATCTTGGTTTAGCGTAAAAGACTTAGAGCATTCTTTAAAATCTATTACAAAATTATTCCAAGATGCATCACCCTTAGTGTTGTTTCTACCAGAGTTTTTGTGTTGCTTAGCACCAATACGTTTTGATTCAGATCTTTCACTCATTTGCAAAGTCTTTCTTTTTCTTCTTTGCTGGTATTAACGCAACTTTGGACACATGCTTTGCAGAACACATCCATGTTGCATCTCCAGTTTCATGCCAAAGTCTTAAAGATAATACTTCTTCATGACATTTTTTGCATGGAAACTTTCCACTAAATATACTAAAATTGCTATCAGCCATTTGCCAGTTTATCTCTTAGGCTTTTCTGTAAATCTAAATCTTCTCTTACACGATTAATAAATCCATCTCGCCCTTGAACCTTTGTACCATCATCAAGTTGATACCATGCTCCAGTACGATTAACTAATCCTACTGACTCTGCTGTATCAACCAAATCACCAATGGCATCAATACCAATATCGTCACCTCTAAAATAAAAATCATACTCACCAGACTGGAACCCTGGAGAGGTTTTAGAGAACTGTAGTTCCCAGCGAATCTTTCTACCAATCTTTTCTTCAATTAATTTATCTCCTACCTTGATCTTACCCTTAAGTGCTTGATTATCTGATTCTGATGAAAATAGTTTAATAACGCAAGACGAATAAAACTTAGTAGCCTGACCACCTGACGGCTGCTGACTAGTATACATAGCATTAATATTATTACGGGACTGAGAAATAAGTACAAGAAGAGTAGGCTTAACTTTATTGTTTGCATAATTAAGCATTTTCCATGCGTTGCTAAAGTCACGAGACTCTGCTCCAATCTGTTTAGTATTTTCTAATGCTTTCATATCATCTGTATCTTTTTCAAAATATATTGCAGGAAGCATTGATGTAATTGAATCTATAACTATTAAGTCAACACCAGCATTCATTAATCCAACACCTACATCAACCATATCACTAATAGTTCTTGCTTGTGAGTAGATTAATTTTTCTGGATCTACCCCAAGTTGTCTAGCCCAGTCTTCTGAGTATGACATTTCTGAATCAATCCAGGCACATAGTTTTCCTTCTGCTTGTGCTAGAGCAATCATCTGAAGGCACATAGAGGACTTTGCAGAGGACTTAGAACCCCAGATAAGAACTTGTCTGCCATAAGGAAGGCCTCCCCCTAGAGCACGGTTTAAACCAAAACTAGGTGTTGCCTGGTACTCATAGTTAATTCCAACTCCGCTTCCAAGTTTTTTTCTTAACTTAGGATCAAGTAGTGCTAATGCTTCTTCTATACTAACTGACATATACATCCTCCAATGTTACTGTTCCGTCTTTTGTTTTTCCAAAACTAAATTTATAAGCCTTACCTTCTTCAATATGCATGTATGCTCTAGGAAATGCAGTAGGAAATACTGTTACAGAGTGAAGTTCTCTACTGGTATCTGCTAGTGTTAGTGAAGCCATTTTCTTTCCAGCCTTTGTCATTCTTGGTTTAAAAGAAACAACAAACAACTCTTCTTCAGAATAAGGCAGTTGCTTATAACTTAAAAACTTTACTAATGCATTAGAAGATCCTTTTATCTCGTCAACAGGTATTGCAGATACAATCCTATTATCATTTGCAAGAATAAGATAAGTACGACCAGTCTCAATAGTCGTAGACTCTTCATCAAATATACCAACGCTGCCAGTCTTGTCCAAAATTTCAATTCTTGACCATCCCGTTCCTCGTTTAATTGCTTTAACCATTCCCATAAGAATAAAAGATCCCTTTTCCTCAAATGAATCTACGTCCTGAATAAATGCGTAATAGTGAGAAGGAATAGTAATGTTAAACTCTGGAAGATTTAAAAATTCATAAAGATTTTCCTTAATCTCAGAATCATTTCTTGGTTGATCTGCAAATGTTGCAGCACCAATAACACGTAATGCATTTAGTGCACGACTATTTACTCCGTTACCCTTTGTAAAAGTAAACTCTTCAAGTTCTTTGTATGACTTAAATGGTCTAGCAGCAATATACTTTTCTGCAATATTAGTTGATATAAACTTAATACCAGTTAAGCCAAACCTAATTCCCTTACCCTCAATTTTAAAATCAAAGTCAGAATCATTAATGTGAGGAAGTTTAACTGGAATACCCATACGCTTTGCTTCAATTAGATATTCTGTTCTGCCGTCTTTATCTTTTTCATTCTTAAGTAATGCAAACATAAACTCAAGTGGGTAATAGTACTTTAGCCAGGCCGTCCAATACGAGAGCGTAGAATAAGCAACCGCATGAGACTTGTTGAACGAGTATCCCGCATGCGCTTCAAAGTCATGCCATAAATCAAGAGCCTGATTGGGAGCAATATAGGCAGAAGCACCTTTGACAAACTGCTCTTTGTATACATCAAACTCTTTAGCATCCTTTTTCTTTCCAATAATTTTTCTAACTTTATCTGCTTCCGACATGGACATTTGTCCAAGGTGTACGCATGCTTGCATAACTTGCTCTTGGTAAAGAACACAGCCATAAGTATCCTCCGTAAACTCTTTCATAATCTGGTGAATATAAGATACATTTTGCTTACCGTGTTTACGTGCAATATAGTCTTTACCAATTGTATTCATGGCACCTGGACGAACCAAAGCATTTGATGCAG